CATCTTATTTCCTCCGCTATCGCTTCACAATAGAAGCCAGTTTATTGAGTTCAGATTTCAGTTCGTTGATTTCCGCCTTTTTCGCGGCCTCTGCTGCTTCGTCAACTGCTTTATCGCCCTTCAGTTCCTTGCATCTCGCAATAACCTCTTTGGCTTTGTTATGAGAAAGGCCAAACACATCTCGTATTTCCCTTTCTAAATCGCGTTCTGTAATGGGTTCTTTTTTTGCTGCTGCTTTAAATTCATCCGGTAGATTCGAGAATATGGACAGGTCAAAGGTAGCTTTCGCGCCCTTGCCAGCTTCAATGATCGAATCAATGAAGCCCTTCTCTTTGGCTACTTTGGCTGTCATCCAAGTCTCGGCTTTAAGCATTTCCTTGATTTCACGCTTGCCGATATTGGTATTGTCTGCGTACATATCAATCATCTGCCCGCTGATCTGTTCAAGGATGTCGGCTGTTTCCCTGAGTTCGTACTGATTGCCACATCCGCATGTCATCGGTTCGTGAATCATAACCATACTATTTTTGTATGCTTGCTTCTGTGAACCGGCCATAGCGATATAAGAAGCGGCAGAAGCGGCAAGTGACTCAATACGGGTAATTGGCTTAGACGGATGTGCTTTAATCGCATTGTAGATCGCATTTGCACTAAAAACGTCACCACCTGGAGAATTTATGCGAATAACAATCTTGCTCTGCTTTAATCCGGCAAGCATTTGGACGAACTCGCGCTCATCATTGAACGGCCAGCCGATATAATCATAAAGCAGGACATCGGCTTCATCATCGGCCACGTCCTCTATTTTGTACCAATCGGATTTATCTAAAGGCTTATTGTAAATAGCCGCGATAACCTTTGCATTCCTTTCATTCCTATAGTTCAGGTTCATTTTTGCCTCCCTTAGTGCCACCACCTTTCTTGTCTATGCCTGAAGATATTGTATTGGGATTTTCGTAAGCATCTCCACCTTGATACGGGTTCAAATCTTCGAGCGATCTGCATTCGTTTGCGTTTAATATCCTGCTGCTTATTCCAATCTGATATGCAGCGTAACGCTCCGTGATGTTTCCACGCAGCAACGAATTAAGATTAAATTTGGTGTAGTACCTGTCTTGATCCGCTTCGGTAAGACAGTCACGGTCAATGGTTGTCTCGAAGTTGACCGCAATCGGAGCCAGCGTCATGTCAACAAAAGTCCGCTTAAATTCGCTTGCGCTGGCATACGTCTCCGGGTTGTCTCCCGCCTGAACAAGCATCAGCGGCACACCATACATCCCGCAGATTTGAGATTCCGTCATTTTCATTTGTTCTAAAAATTGCTGGTCAACGAGCTTGATGGTGGGAAAGTCAATCTTCATTCCCTCATCCACAAGCATCACGTCCTGAGCATTGTTCAAACCGGCGTATTTTATTTTCAGTGCTTCGAGTTTGTTGGCATGAGTAACGGGGTTCAGCGCAAGCGGATGAGTCAATATCGCCCCCGGATGCAGACCCTTTCCAAAGTAACTGGACAGGAATTTTTCTCCGGCGAGGCCCAACCCGATACACTCCCTTGCGTATTGAATTGGATTAAGCCCGGTGAACCCATCAAGCGACAATCCGCGAATATGAAAAATCTCATCCTGCGAATATTCTTTAATATCACCAGAGGCATTGGTGATTTTGTAGGTAAGAGACCAATCTTTATTTCGTACTATCCCAGAAACGCTATCGGGGTGGATTGGCAGAAGCTCTCTGACTTCATCCCTTACTCTTACTTTTAGCGCATAAAAATTCCCCCTGAGTGATACATGGACAATCGCCAACCCCCACATTTGCGGTGCGGTCATCCAAGGATTAGGCCGCTTGCTGATTACTTTGTAAAGCGGGTGGTTTTTCGCTTTATTTTTAACGCCGTCAACTTCTTCCATAAGATGACAAGGCATTTGAGACACACAGTTAAAAAGAACACGGACGCAATTATTGACGGTCATCTGCCGCATCGCCGTGTCTGAATTAACAGCCAAACCACTCGAAGTATAACCGCCGCCGAAACTTTCACGGATCAACCGCTCCATCTCGGTATTGATTGCCTTCGGTCTGAACTGCGAGAATATCCCCACTATTTCTCACCAAAAAGAAAAGCCAACGTGAATATGATTGCACCCGTAACGGTAAAAGAAACCCACGGAAGAAACTGGAAAAGCCCGAACCAAAAAAGGCCCAGACCAGCAACGAGCAGAACGTCCCGAAGGGTTATCGCTTTAAATGGCTCAAAGATTTTCTTCACTAACCATCCAAGTTTTTGCAATGAAGCCCCGCCCCTACTTCAAGATTCCCCCGCTAATTCAATCGCGGCCATCGTCTGAGATTGGACTAAAAGTTTTTTAGTCTGTTCACTCTCACTTCTATATATATGCCTAAAATGGACATTTTAGAGTCTCATTCATCATATATATTGTTGTTATTACTTGATATTCTTCCTATTTGCTTTATGGACATTGAAAGTAAGCCGGCAATATCTGTTTTATGCAATCCTGCTAATAACATTGCGGCGATTGCTCTTTTTCGCTTATCTTTTATTTGGGGCAATAGCTCCGTTCTGGCTTCATGGTCGGAAGCGTATTCATTTAAGACAACCTTATAGTCCCTATCTTCATCGGTACGCAGTCCTGGTAATAACTTTTCTCTCAATGGAATATTCTTGCCGACAATATCAAGAAGCAAGCAGTCGCCAGAGCAATGTATCTTTTGCCCTTTATGGGTAAACGATTTGCGGCGGCAATATAAGCATAATTCGTCAGGTAGTCTCATAAGCACACCTTCACTTTCCCGACGGTGCTTTCTATCTGTTTAAGACCGTGGCAGTAATAAACAGGTATTCCCGTGACTCTTGTAAACATCTTGTATTTTGTTTGGCGGAGGTTCCGTGGATTTTTTCCATCGCGTAGCACTCCCTGAAAAGCATAATGTCCCGCGCCTTATAAAGATTTTCGATATGAAGGTACGCCATAATCTCCTTTCACAAACTCATTCTTTTTAGCATTTCTTCGACAGATAGCCCCTCGTCAACGGATCGCTGGTTCTTTGCCTGTGGGTTTAATGCCATAAGGGAAACAGCGTTGAACGTCGCCATCAGCGGGTCAATCTTGCCCGTCCCGCTGGCCTGCTTGGTAATGGAGATTGCGTTTCCCCTCGGCTCAACCCTTGCATTTCCGACGCACCAGTTCATTAGCGCCTGTCCACCGTGAATCAATGTCTTTTCAGCAATTTTGCGCTCGGTGGTCTTGATGGCCCCGTTTAACCTCCAGCCCTGCGGGATGCCCACAATTCGATCATGGTCTATCGCTCCAACGCCTTTTTCATCACCGGACTCCAGTTCGTCAACGATTGCCCCTATCCCCGCCTGGTCAACGCCTATCCGGTCAAGTAATCCTGCGGAATCGCACTTTCTGACAATATCCCCCAACTGCTTTACATCCTGGCCGATTTCGTCAACGATGATCAGATCTCCGTCTTTGGCAAAGTCGTGATATTTTGGAGCTTCTGATTTTCTGCGCTCTAAAGCGATTTTATGTGCCCATGCGCGTGTCCACAAAAGCCATAAGCCTGTGCTGGCTTCTCTACCTATCACGGCCAGCCCCAATAGGTCGTCAAGACCGCCCCCGTCAATGCCGATTTCGATAACGTCTGATTTTTCAAGGATGCTATCAAGGGTTGCCTCACCCGCCGCACCCTCCCAGAAGTCAGCCCCAGCCCACCGCTGAGACTTGAGGGACATTCCCATCTCTACATTCAGGTGCTTTGCAAGGAATCCCTGCATGGACTCGTGACCGGCAGATTCCGCTTTGCTAAATTCCCGCTCAAGGAACTTCACATCAACCGACGCCCCGAGATTCGGATTGGTCAAGTACCAGTATTGCTTGTCGAGGTATTTCTTATCTTTGAGGAAAGAATCAGGAAACTCGTATAAAACAGGAAGAAAGCTGTTGTCGTTAATCTTGCCATCCCGGACGCCACGGGCATAGTCAAGTTTCTGCTTGAAGATGCCCGCAGGAGCTTCGTCGGATTGAGTGGTCAGCCAGGTAACAAATCCTTCAGGACGCGAGGCAAGGCCGCCACATGCCTCACGGAGCATGTTCTCTGCATTGTTGCGCTTACCGAACAACCAAGCCTCATCTATCAGGATTCCCGTTGCACGTTTTCCCCCGACCGTCTCTGAATCGGCAGCAACAACCTTCAGTGTCGCCCCCGTGCCCCTGTGGGTTATCTGTCGAATATGATCTTGAACGTGCAGAAGATCGCTCAATTCCTCATCTGCCTTCACCATGTCGCGGGCGGGATTGAAACTGTTCGAGGCGATCTCTACGGTGGGGCTAAGGATAAGAAACTCGGCAGACTCGCGCCAATTTCTAATCAAGCTGACCATCATCAGGGCTGCTGCGAGGCAGCTTTTCGAGTTCTTCTTTGCCACTGATAGGAAAAACTCCGAGATCAGTCGCCTGCCTGATTCGGCGTCATAGGAACCAAAAACGGAACTCACGAAATCGAATATCCACGGACGGCCTGCTTCTGCCAAAGTCGGCCTTCCAAGGACATCAACGAGGCGTAATGCCTTAAAGACGGCAAGGCCAGCATTAGCCTCTTCAGGAAATAACGGTGGGGGAGTAAGGCTTTCGCCAGCGATGATTCTTCTTTCCCAATCCAAGCACTGTGTTGACCAGTTCATAACTTAATCCATCCT